TTTGGGTAAAAAGAAATATACTCGTTATAGTGGTTATGTTGGTGAAGATGAGGCCGGAGAATATATTCGTGCATTTGCAAGAAAATATCCTAAGAAACCTATCATAGTAATGGATTCTCAAACTGGTTGTATGCAATATCTTAGACATGGAAGTTGAAAATGATGAAATTCAAAGAATATCTGCAAATCAATGCAGATGATTCAATTGAACAGATTATGAATGGCGAGTGGATACTTAAATCAAGGTCTACATGGAAAGCTACAGATGATGAAGATAATAAAATAGAGATACATAATGATGGTCACGACCCAGAACTAAATGGTGAATCGTGGACGGTGCATACAAATACTTTTGCACCAAAAGCCTTTGCTTATTTTACAAAACAGTTCATAAAAGAAGTCAAACCATCAGAGGTAACTCATGCCCGAACAAGAATCTATCCATCAACTCCAAACTGAAATCCAAACTCTGAAAATCAAGGATGAGTTCCGTACTAAGGAACTTGATGCTTTGATGAAGAAGTTAAGTGATACTTCCAGTAAACTTAATGCTCTATCAGAAAATATTGGCAGGTTATTAGCCGGACAAGAGTCGCATAAGACAAGTGACAATGAAGTTCGTGATGAATTAAAAATTCTTCATACACGAATTGGTGATCTTCATGATAAGTGTACAGAAATGATTGACAAAACAGAAACTAGAGTATCATCTGATATATCATTATTGTATAAAAAAGTAGACTCTCTTGAAAAATGGAGATGGATTACCATTGGTATTGCCACAGCGATTGCATGGTTATTAACAAATATCATACCCAAATTTTTATCTAATTGAACTTGACATTTTGTTTTGAATGTGGTATACTATAAGTATCACAATCAAAATAGAAATTCGTTATGCCTTCTTATATTGACACAAAATACGTAAATTTAGTTTCATCTAAACTCCCCCTTTTCAAGCACAAGCAACAAGGGTTGTATAATTTTCGATGTCCTTTTTGTGGTGATTCTCAAAAAAGTAAAACCAAAGCGAGAGGGTATCTCTATCAAAAAAAGACAGATCTTTTTTATCGTTGTCATAATTGTGGACAAAGTAATACTTTTTCTAATTTTCTCAAAAAACTTGATGGTGAATTACACAAACAATATGTCCTAGAGAGATACAAAGAAGGTGTTACAGGAAAAGGCCAAAATACAGAAAATCCAGTATTTAAACATAAGAAACCAGTATTCCATACCAAGATAAATCTTCCCCGAATTAGTGATCTTGATGATCAACATTTCGCAAAGAAGTATCTTATCAATCGTGCAATCCCACCTCAATTTTTAAGTTACCTATATTATACAGAGGACTTTAAAGGTTTTGTTAGAAAGATAACAAAACGTGAATATGATTTGAATGAAAAAGAACAACGAATAATAATTCCCTTCTTTGATAAAAACAAACAACTTATTACGTTTCAAGGACGAGCGTTTACAAATACTCTACTTCGTTACATCACGATTAAGATGGACGAAGATTCTCCTAAAATATTCGGATTGGATCGCCTGGATTTGGAGAAACAATTTTATGTAGTTGAAGGCCCGTTTGATTCGATGTTTTTGCCGAATTGTATTGCAATGGCAGGATCAGATGTAAACTTGAGGTCACAAATTGAGATATCAAGTGCATTGGATAATCATACAGGAACGATGGTCTTCGACAATGAACCTAGAAATAAAGAAATCATTTCTAGAATGGAAAAAACAATCGACAATGGTTGGAATATTTGCATCTGGCCGGATTCGGTTGCATGTAAAGATTTAAATGACATGGTTCTTGCTAGTATTCAAGAATCAAGAATAATCGATATAATAAATATCAACACGTACAATGGTCTGCTAGCAAAAACTGAACTCGCCTCTTGGAGAAAAAAATGAACCCCATCAATCCCGCCGTCTTACCTAGTCAATACCAACAATTCATTCATCTTTCACGGTATGCACGATGGGATTATAATAAAAAACGAAGAGAAACATGGGGAGAAACAGTAGATCGTTATTTTACTTTTTTTCAAGAACATCTTAAAGAAACATGTGATTATGATTTAGGAAATGGATTGGTTGAGGAATTAAGAGAAGATGTATTAGCATTAAATGTTATGCCTTCCATGCGTTGTTTGATGACGGCAGGAGATGCACTCAGAAAAGAGAATGTTGCTGGTTATAATTGTTCTTATGTAAAAGTTGATAGCCCACGTTCTTTTGATGAAATACTCTATGTTCTTATGAACGGAACAGGAGTTGGATTTAGTGTAGAGATAGAACATGTAAATCAATTACCATTGGTTGCAGAAGAATTTTACAAGACAGAAACAACAATTGTAGTTGCAGATTCAAAACTTGGATGGGCAAAAGCGTTCAAGGAACTTTTGAGTTTATTGTGGACAGGTCAAATTCCACAATGGGATCTTTCAAAGGTTCGTGCTACTGGGGAACCTTTAAAAACATTTGGAGGAAGAGCTTCTGGCCCGCAACCGTTAGATGATTTATTTCATTTTGCATCAACGATATTTCAAGATTCGGCAGGAAGAAAACTTAGACCTATTGAATGTCATGATATTGTTTGTAAAATTGCAGAAATTGTTGTGGTGGGAGGTGTTCGTAGAAGTGCTCTTATTAGTTTAAGTGATCTCAATGATAGAGAAATGAGATTTGCGAAACACGGAGAATGGCATAAACTTAATGTACAACGGGCACTAGCAAATAATTCAGTTAATTATAAGGAACGGCCGGATGTTGGAACTTATATGCGAGAATGGTTATCTCTTTATGATTCAAAGTCAGGAGAACGTGGAGTATATAATGGTTTGTCGGCAAAAAATCAAGTAATAGCATTAAACGAAAAGGAGCCAGATGGAAATGGAGGATTTATTACAAGACGAGAGCCAAGGGATGACTTTGGAACTAACCCATGTAGTGAGATTATTCTGCGAAGCAGAGAATTTTGCAACTTGTCGGAATGCGTTGTCCGAAGATGGGACACTAGCGAATCTCTTTCTAAGAAAGTCAGGACTGCAACTATCCTTGGCACATTCCAATCCACTCTTACCAATTTCAGATATCTTACCAAAGAATGGGGAAGAAATTGCACTGAAGAAAGACTTCTTGGTGTATCACTTACCGGCATTTTAGACAATCCTTTGACCAACGGAAGAAAAAAAGGATTAGAGGAGTTATTAGATGACCTTAGAAAAATTGCAGTCGAAACAAATAAAGAATGGGCAGACAAACTTGGAATCCAAAGATCTGCAGCTATTACTTGTGTCAAACCCAGTGGTACTGTTAGTCAGCTTGTTGATAGTGCTTCTGGTATTCATGCCCGCCATAGTCCTTATTATATCCGTACTGTAAGAGCAGACAACAAAGATCCTCTTTGCAAAATGATGAAAGAGGCGGACTTTCCAAATGAACCAGATGTAACTAAACCAAAACATACAACAGTTTTTTCTTTTCCAATGGAAAGTCCCAAAGGTGCAGTTTGTCGCAAAGATATGACTGCGATAGAACAATTACAACTTTGGACTAAATATCAACAACATTGGTGTGAACACAAACCATCTATTACAGTATCAGTAAAAGAAGATGAATGGCTTGATGTTGGTGCATGGGTGTGGAACAATTTTGATTCTATTAGTGGTATTTCATTCTTACCTTTCAGTGAACATACATATAGACAAGCGCCGTATCAAGATTGTACGAAAAAAGAATATAATGAATTGTTGACTAAAATACCAAAGAAGGTAGATTGGTCAAAATTGTCTAATTATGAACAGCGAGATTATACGGTAGCATCACAAGAACTTGCTTGTTCGGCAGAAGGTGGTTGCGAAATAGTAGATCTTTAATTGGAGAGAAATGGAAGTCGAATTAGATGTAGAATGTAATAATTGTGGAATAAATTATAAAATGATATATGATTCGAGTGATATGAGATATGAAGAACCAGCATTTCATTGTGCATTTTGTGGAATTTTAATGGAACCATATTATGATGAATTCTTTGAAGGAGATGAATATGAATGAACATATTGCAGGAATTGATTATTCTTTAACTTCTCCTGCAATATGTGTGGCAAAAATAATTGATAATGATATAAAATTTGAAAATTGTAAGTTTCATTTTTTGAAACAAAACAAGTCACACAAATCATTAGGTAAAGTGTTTCTTGCTTATGATTATCCAGAATATACGGATGATATTGATAGATTTAGTAAACTTGCATCTTGGACTATAGAATGTATTCGGTGGTTTGATGGCCGAGTGAACAGAGTTTATTTGGAAGGTTATGCATTTGCGGCGACAGGTAGAGTTTTCAACATTGGAGAGAATACTGGAATACTCAAAAAACAACTTAAAGAAGCCGGATTCAAATATACTACGATTCCCCCCACATTAATTAAAAAACATGCCACAGGAAAAGGAAATGCCAATAAAGACTTAATGTATGAAACATTTTTATCTGAAACACATGTCGATCTTCGGAGCCAATTATCTCCGAAATCAACTAAAATTTCTAACCCTGTTTCTGACATAGTAGATGCGTATTACATATGCAGGACAGGTTTTCACTTATAGGAAAAGTTATGCAAACCCCCAATGAGCAAAACCCTTATCTAGTTGAAACAAAAAATGGACAAATATTGAAATTTAGTAAAATAGATGCAGATAACGAAGCCGCAACCAAGCAATTAGATGGTGATGATGTTGAAGTATTTCATGATGGAAAACTTCAATATAAATTACATGGCATCGAACAAGGTAAACTTTTTTAAGAAAAAACTTGACATTTGTTAAACGATTTGTTATAATAATACAATGGAAATAAAATATGTTTGATAAAATTTTACAGGCGGTTCTAAGGTTCTTTGGAAAAGAAAAACCAGAACCGCCGACAGAAGAAAATAATGAATCTCTTGAAGCGCTTGAAAAAGTGGAGGCTCTTGATAAGATTGGAGAACCTTCATGAGTATGATGAAGTTTGATGATTCTAAAATAAAAGAAATTCGGAAAAGAAAAGAACAAGGACTTCCACCACCACCAACTGACGGAGATGTGGTTGAACAATCAAAGAATGCAAAGGGTGGAAGTGAGTTAATTTATCAAAGAGTCAAGGAGAGAGTGCCTGATGACCTCTGGAACTACTTTCAGATCATTCTTTCAAGGGTTCGTGAATACGAAGATAAACCGAAAATC